GGATGTAGCAAAAGTAGGACCAGTTACAGATAAAAGTATCTATGACATGGCAAAATCTTTTGCAGATTCTGTAGGTAAGGGTGAGATAGAAGCAAAACCTGAGGCACAGGAACAAACTAAAAAATCTTTAAATTTATAAGATCCTAGGTAGTGGGCGTCGAAGCTAGCGTGGAAACGCCCACTTTTTAATTTATGAATGAGAAGATAATCAAAGCACCGGTTACGTATGAGGATTGGATAGATCTGGGACGGGTGATCATACCCTGCGATACAAAGCAGGCTGTGGTCGAGAAATGGTCCGATCCAGATTTTAAGATTACGAAAGAAGAATGGAAAATAGAACACGCAACAAAACAGATAGGACTAAGACTAGATCAATACATAGACTTTGATATTGATAATCCTGTCGTAAAAAGATTTACAAGCGATCACATAAAATCATGTGGTGCGATATTTGGTAGAAGAAATAATCCATCAAGTCATTATCTTTGGTCTGGCACATCAGATTACAAAAAGTTTGCATTACCAAAAGAATTAGAAAATTATTATAAAGACTACGGCCATGGCGCAACTCTTTGCGAGATAAGACATGGTGCAAATAAATATACATTAGTTCCAGAAACAAAGTATCATACAACTAATGAGGTAGTTAAGTGGGTTAAGTATGATGGTATAGATGAATATCCAGGTAATCTAAAAGTTGATCTTGGCAAGATTGCTTTGGCCTCAGCACTTTGTATCACATACGCAGGATCGGGACAGAGAGACGATTATTGCACTGCAATGGCAGGTGTATTATTAAAACACACAGAGTGGAGTGTGGATGATATAGATGACTTTGTATACAAGATTGCGATCGCAGCAAAAGATGAAGAAGCAGAGAAGAGAAAAAGAAAAGGCACAACGCATAAAAAAGCAAATAGAAAATTTGGTATGCCAAAACTTGCAGAGATCATTGGGTGCTCTACAAAAACAATTGCAACAATATTTAGTTGGATTGGTGTACAGGAAGCCACAAGTGAGGAAGCAAAACAATCTATCGGGCAGATAATAGAGTATGGTAGCGATAGATATTTTGTAAAGATAAACGCCGTGGTGCAGGGTGAGGCCGTTGAAAAGACAATCACAGTAGACGGTCCCACACTTAGAAATAAAAAATTATTCTATGACTCTGTAATTAGTAAAGCATCTGTGTGGATACCAGAGATGAAAGCAGCAGACTTTGAGGAAATCATGCGTAGAAAATATGAGGCAAGAGAAAAGTCCACAAACTATGTAGAGGAGGCAGAGGAGGATCTGAGATTTGTAAAACATTTTAAAAATTATATTGCAGAGGAAAAAGCATACACAAATAAAAAAGAATTAGCGTACTTTGGCATGCCATATTACAATGTGCAAAAGAATATATTAGAATTTAATCTTGATAAATTTGAGGATTATTTACACAAACAGAAAGTAAATCTGGCACGTGTAGATCTTGTGATAAAATGTCAGAACATATTAAAAGCAAAAAAGAAACATGGTAAGTTTGGTAACAAATCTTGTGTCTCTTGGCAGATGATAAATCAAAAAATAGAGCAAGAGGATCTAATAGTAGAGGGTGAGTATCAGGAGGTGACAGATGAAACAACCTAAGTTTATATCAGGACCACCAGGTACAGGTAAGACATCTATGTTTATCACACATAAATATACAGAGTTGTTAAAAAAATATCCATACAGCAGAATAATAATACTATCACACACAAACGTTGCAGCTGATGAGATAAGAGATGAGATATTAAAACTACCAGAGATGCAGGGTGTTACAAAAAAATCCATGAAGTATAATATCTGCACGATACATTCTTATTGCAAAAGCAGATTAGTTGGACGTAAAGAAGTATTCGGTTATGCAGACCACATGAATCTGACAACAATAGATTCTTTATTTAAATTACAGAGAGTGACTGAGTCAGAGTTTAATGCTGACAAGCACAAATTCTATAGATATCTTGCTGATGCACATGGCAGAGGCAACACATTAAAAGAACATTGGAAAACATGTGATAAACAGATTTACAAACCATATAATCTAAACTCTATAGAACAGATGGCTTACCCATACTTTCAATATAAGAAAGATAATCACGTCTGTGATTACGCAGATATGATACAGGATTTTATAGACAAGGCTGTGGAACCGGACATAGATGCACTGATAGTTGATGAGGCACAGGATAGTAACGTGCCACAGAGAGAGGCTCTAGATAAGATGGCAACGAAAGCAAAAGAATATTATTTTGTTGGTGATGCGGATCAAACCATATTTGAATTTGCAGGATCAGATGCGGACTACTATCACAGACTATCGAGAGATGCAGAACAACTAGAGCAGGGACACAGATGTGGCAAGACAATAAATAATCTGTGTAAGAGAATAATAAGACCGATATGGGATCACTATGGTTACGAGAGAGCATGGAGACCAACAGATGTGATAGGCAATCATTATCATCTGCCTAGCCTGGATAAAAGATGTAGTGCTATGACTGCGTTGTTAGATAAAATAAAACATACGAACGAGACTTTTTTATTTACCTATCGCGGTACGCCGTCAGATTCATGGGTCAAAAAATTTTTTAAGCAACAGGGTATAGAGTTTGCACACGTAGGGAACACGGCCCACGTACCAAAGAAAGAATTACGATGCCACAAACTATGGCCAGAGTTTTGTAGAGGAACACCAATGCCATTAAAACAGATAAAAGACTTTTGGCAATATATGGGTAGTAAAGTAATAGTGCATGGCAGAGGTGAGGAGACCTTTGATGAGTGGGTAGATAGAGAATACACAATAGACTATATGATATATCACAAGTATTTAAAAGAAAGCGCAGGGAAAGAAAGAGACTTTGCATTGATAAGAAAAAAGACAGATCCTGATAGATTAATCTACATTAGAAAGATTCTAAACAAGGGTTATGATGATGGAGAGGTCAGAGTAAAATACGCAAACATACATACCGTGAAAGGTTTGACGTTTGACAATGTTGTTGTTGATCTGACAACAACAAGACAAGAAGATTATTTTACACAACTCAGATTAAAATATGTTGCATACAGCAGAGGTAGGTTTGACTGTTGGACTGTAGCATCACAAGGTAAATATACGTTAGGAGTAAGATGAAAAAGAAAAATGTTTGGGACAAGCAGCACGGAGGATCGCATTATCAAAAGTATGTCATACAGCCAAGCAAGTTTGTAGTAGAGAATAAATTGCTATATCCTGAAGGTTGTGCTATAAAATATATCATACGTCATCAAGACAAGAATGGTAAGGAAGACTTATTGAAAGCAATACATTTTATAGAAATGATTATAGAGAGGGACTACAATGTGTAATACGCCAGAAGATTTAAATCTTGATGGTATAGATACAGTTGCGATAGATATAGAAACATACGATCCTAATCTTAAAACAAAAGGATCTGGTGCGATACGTAAAGATGGTTTCATCTGTGGCATAGCAGTTGCAACAGATAATGATCTTGCATACTTTCCATTACGTCACTCTGATGTGTTTATAGATTTTAAAAGAGATGAAAAGATATGGAGTGTTCTCAACGAAAAGATATTTCAAAACGAAAAGATTACAAAAGTATTTCACAATGCAATGTATGATGTCTGCTGGATAAGAGCAGTGACGGGTATGATGATCAAAGGTAGGATTGTTGATACCATGATAGCTGCATCTGTTATTGATGAGAACAGATTTAAATACTCACTTGATGCATTATCAAAAGATTATCTCAACGAAGAGAAATACAAATACGATCTACAACAGAAAACATTAGAATGGTCTGGTGGCACAGTCAAGGACCCGATGACCAACATGCACAAACTTCCTGCATCCATTGTAAAAGAATATGCGAAGCAGGATGTTAATCTAACTTACAAGCTATGGAATCTATTTGATAAAAAAATCGACGAAGTATTATACACTAAAGATGATGGAGAGCAAAAAACTTGTAGACAAATATTTGAATTAGAAACAAAATTATTTTTATGTTTGGTTGACATGAAATTTAAAGGCGTTAGAATAGATCGGTCAAAAGCGATCCTGTTTGGAAGACATCTCAAGAAACGTAGAGATCAGATAATAAAAGCAATAGAAAGTATTACAACAATCAAGGTTGACATCTGGGCTGCAGCGTCAATCAAAAAATTATTAGATCACCTTTGCATAAAAGATTACAAGGTCACACCAAAATCTAAAATGCCACAATTACCAAAAGATTATTTAAGAACACATAATAACAAATGTCTACGTATGATTGCAAAAGCAAGAGAGTATGACAAAGCAGTCAATACTTTTATAGATGGCCTATTAGAATATGTGCATGAAGATAGAATACACGCTGATATAAATCAGATTAGATCAGATACAGGGGGCACAGTTACCGGAAGATTTAGTATGTCTAATCCTAACCTACAACAGATACCTGCCAAAGGTTATATCGGTGGCAAGATGAGAGAACTATTTATACCGGAGGATGGCTGTGAGTGGGGTAGCTTTGACTATTCACAACAAGAACCACGTATTGTGGTACACTATGCGATTAAATTAGGTCTGCCAGGCACAGAGAGCCTTCAGGACGAATTTGATAGGGATGATGCCGATTTCCATCAGATAGTCGCTGACATGGCTAATATCTCCAGGAAACAGGCAAAAACAATCAATCTAGGTCTGTTCTATGGTATGGGTAAGATTAAGCTGCAGAGAGAGTTGGGTCTGGACCAGAGGCAGGCAAAAGAATTATTTAACGAATACCACAGCAGGGTGCCTTTTGTGCGTCAGCTATCACAGGAGCTAATTGCTTTTGCAAAAGAAAACAAATTATTATTTACATTATACGATAGATTCTGCAGGTTTGATAGATGGGAAACAACTAATAAAGAATGGAATCCTGAAACAAATAGATTTAACGAGGTCCCTCTGTATACGAAAGAGCAGGCTATGGAAGCATTCAAGGCAGAGATGCTAGACAAATACAAAGAAAATAAGATAGATGCAAACTACATGGATTATTTTGAGAGATACTATACACCTGCATTTACCTACAAGGCTTTGAACAGATTGATACAGGGATCAGCTGCAGATATGACAAAGAAGGCCATGGTAGATTTACATGAGAAAGGTATAATACCGCACATACAAATACACGATGAGTTATGTATATCCATTAACGGCGAATATACTGCCAATATAATTCAGAGTGTTATGGAACAAGCGATACCTCTGGAGGTCAAGAATAAAGTTGACTTTGAATCTGGATCAAATTGGGGTACAATTAAATGAGGATAAATTATGGCTTACTTAAATGCAAACGTACCACCTATCTATGCACAGATAAGAAGAGAGTATCTATATGACTTACAAAAACATAAAGGCGAAGTTGAAGACTGCATTATCTTTGGCATATCAGCTCTTACTGGAAGGAGTATACTTTGGCATGCTATCATGGAAAATGGTGCAATATTTTATCGCTTACCAATTAGCGCGTTTATTCAAAAGGGATTTGAGCCATCCGACGTGCCCACAAGACGACTTGATGAACTACAGCTCTGGAATTGTTTTTCTTATTATCCTGCTGTCACTTCTTGGGATATTCTAGAATCACAGGCCGGTAAGTATATCGGAAAAGATAAAAAATGGCACTCAGGAAAATATTTATTTACTATTGACTTTGCACATCCAGAAGCTAACATACTTGACACTGATCATTCAGAGATTCCGCACGAACACAAGTGCGCTCACATTATTGCCCTAGATGATGGTAATTTTGCAGCACAACCAAATAATAGATGTATATGGGATATACCTTCTTTCACAGTGAAAGATAATATTCCTGACTGGAAAGTGCAGACCTCTGAGTGGAACGTAGAAGATAGTAGAGCCTGGCGGACAGAAGATACCGACAAGTTCTTCTATGAAATAGAGGAAAAGAAAAATGATTAAAA